TAAGCGTAAACCAAAGGAACCTCGTATTTATTTTACTCAAGATACTGAAGACGCTATTGTAGAATATTTGGCTTGTACTGATCAAGTTGAACGTAATCGCATTTATAACGACCGCATTGAATATGGTTTTTATAAGTTATCCGAAAACATTATCCATACATTTAAGTTTTACTATACAGATACAGATACGATTGAAGAACTTAAACACGAAGTAATTACATTCTTACTAGAAAAACTCCACTTATATAAACCTGAAAAAGGTAAGGCGTTTTCTTATTTTGGTACTATTGCCAAACGTTACCTTATTGTATATAATGAAAACAACTACAAGAAACTTCAAGAAAAAGTTGATGTAGATGAATCTGATGAGGAACAAATGTCATTATATGAAAACGATAAGAACATTGAGAGTATGCTAGATGGTAATGGGTTTATGGATCAATATATTAGGTACATAGACAAATATCTGTTTAAATTATTTCCTAAAAAACAAGATGCTCAAACAGCAGACGCTATTGTTGAATTATTTCGCAAACGTGAAACATTAGAAATATTCAATAAAAAGGCACTATACATCTATATACGCGAAATTACCGACGTATCAACCCCTCAGATTACTAAAATTATTAAAAAACTTAAATTAATATACGTTCAGCTATATAATGAATACTACGAACACGGACATATAAAGATTTAATTATTTATATTTATTGATAAACGCATTTATGGCAAATTTTGATGACGTGACAGTATTCGGTAGCACGTCTCTATCGGATCTGTTCAAACAAATACACAAGAATAATAAAGACATCGACAAACAAATCGGTGAATTCATTGATACTCTCAAACCAATGGCATCCTCTAATGCAGGGTCTGCAGTAATGTTAATGCCTACTGTAAAAGATTTAATTGATGTTAACGTAAAGAATAACGAACAATTAATTAAGATGGCAGCTATCGCACAACGTGCGGCTACTGTTAGCAATAATTCAAACAATGAATTGATTGACATGAGTGAGATTGAAGCATTATTAGCTGAACAGAAAGAAGTTCAAGAACAAGGACAAAAATTATTAGAACAAGCACCTGTTGTGGCAATAAATAATTAGTATGAAGTATACCATTGGATCAGCAAACTCTTTTAAAGGATTTGGAAATAATAATTTTTTAAATATTCCCCCTCCAGCTACTGGTAGAGTGTATGGTGTTGTAACAACTAAAGACACACCTACAAAAGCAATGTTTGAAAAAGTAGGCGGATTTAATGCTATTGGTACTATTTTTTATCTTAGTTATAATGAATCAATTGGTGTTGTTGGGCGTATGGATGATGTCTTTTTAGATAATTGTAGTATTGCTAAGCCATTATCATCTCAAATAGCAAATTATCCTGTATTAGGTGAATTGGTTCATATTTCAACTTTACCGTCCTCAGACACTCAACAATCACCTTCTTCTACTTTTTCATATTATACTCTTATAAATTTATGGAATAGTGTTCAGCAAAACGCTCAACCTGCAAACATTGATGCTAATTTAGGAGTTACATTTGTTGAAAATTCAAATATTAGATCATTATTACCTTTTGAAGGTGATTATATAATACAAGGTAGACAAGGTGGATCTATAAGATTTGGTTCTACAACAAAGTTATATAATGATTTAAATGAATGGAGTAATATAGGAAATGAAGATAGTCCTATTGCAATAATAACAAACGGACTTAAGTTTGATCCTAAAAAAAGTTATTATGTTGAGCAAATAAACAAAGATGATTCTTCACTTTATTTAACCTCAACTCAACAATTACCATTACAAACAGACAGAACAGGGATATTAAATCCTCTTACAAATCCTCTTGATGTATCAAAATATTTTAATTCTCAAGCTATTTTGAATAGTGATAGAATTGTTTTAAATTCTAAGAAGGATGAAATAATGATGTTTGCTAAAACAAATGTTGAGATAAGTACTAAAAATATTATTAATTTAAATGCTGGTGATAGAGTACATCTTAATAGTGATAGAGTTTTTTTAGGTACTGTAAATAATCAATTACCAACTGAAAATATAGTATTGGGTGGTAAATTACATGATTTATTACTTAATTTAATGGATGCCTTACATGAATTTGGAACTGGTCTTTCAAGCGTTGTTGGTAGTCCTGAAGGGGCACCAGCTGCAGATATTATATCTGCTGCTAGAGGTTTGTGTAATTCAATTGATAGACTTGAAAATAATTTAGAAGGAATATTATCACAACAAAACTTTACAGCTTAATGTCTAATAAAACTAACATATCTTCTGTCATTTCACCCGATGTTTTAAATACAATATCTACCTCTTCTGTAATTAAAACCTTTGGTGATCAATTAAAAGATAAAGCTAAAGAAAAAGTTATTGCTGTTATTAGAGATAAAGCTGGAGAATTAGCGTCTGATCTTGAACAAGTAATTAAAGACGAACAACAAGCAGGAATTAATCATAATAATGAGTTAAAAAGATTAGAGACATTATACCAGCAAGTACAAATTCCAACTAAAGAAGAATATGATAAAGCTGTTTTAGCAGAAAATGAAGCTTATAAAAAACAAGAAGAGTCTTTTAAACTTCAAAAAGAAAAAATTAAAAAGGATATAACTAATATCAATTTAGATCCTTATAAAAAAATAAAAGAAGATAGAAAAAAAAGAAAAGCACAAAGACAAGAAAAAAGAGCAAAAAATAAAGCTAGAGATACCCAAGCAAAAAGAGATGCTAATAAAAAAGTAATAAAAAATGCTAAAAAAACATTAGTACCTATTATAGGATTACAAATTGCTAATCAACTTTTTTCTATTATATCTCAAAGAGCAAAATTAGAAGAGTTAGTAGATCAAGTAAACGCTTATATTGATACAGCTAATACACCTGAAACTACTAATATTGCTACTAATTTAAGAAATAATACTATTACTTTAATTAACAATAGTATTAGTAAATTACAAAGTCTTCAAACTACATTAAATCAAATAAATACATACTTAGCTATATTTAATGCTATTGTAACTGTATTGTCTGCTATCCCTATCCCTACCTCAGTACCTCCTGGTATTGGTATTCCTGTTAATGTAATTACTAGAATTGTTAAGGCTATCGAAAATGCAAATAGATTAGTATCTGCATTAAATGTAATATTATCTGTTGCTTCCTTATTATTAGAAAATGAAGTAGGTAAATTAAATGAACTGATATTAAAATTAAAAAATATTAATTTAGATGGATTAAATAGTCAACAATTATCTGATCTTACATCATCTATATATAATAATGTCGATAATTTTCCTTCATATAAAGGATTCAAATTTAAAATTAAAGTAGAAGAAAATAAAGCATTTGAAGTTAAAGGTAATAAACGTCGTTATGCCGTAGCGACTGATCGTGATGGAGTTGAAGTATTAAAAAGCGACTTTTCATTTACCCTAGACCCTAACGATCTAATAGACCAACTAAAAATAGTTATTGATCAACGAAATTTACAAGGATAAAATATTTATAATTATGAACACTAAAGCATTCAAAAGACTAATTAAAGAAGCCGTAATCGATGCTATTCATGAAGAGTTACCATACATTCTTGAAGAGCACATGGCTAAACAAGAAAAAAAAGCGTTGCGCGAAGGTAAAACAATGAGCTTTACTAGCGCAGATGTAATGACAGGAGCTGGTAATCCAGATGTTAGAACATCATTGCGTAGTAAAATGGGTGAAGCCTTTGGTTTTCAACAACCACAACAACAATTAAAAGTAATTGATGCTGTTGATGAAACTACTGGTGAAAAAGTAAATCCATTTGCTGCATTCATTGCTGATGCTGCTGCTAATATGACACCAATGGACAGATCAGGATTAAGACAATTAGATTAATATGCCTATACCTCAAACGATACGTGTAAATCCGTTAGATTTACGAAAAAATATTGCTATTGGGGTATCTTTACCTTTTAAAGGACCTTTTACAAGTACTTTTACTACTAGAGATCAAATTAAATCTAATTTAATTAATCTTTTACTTACTAATAAAGGTGAAAGAGTAATGAATCCTACTTTTGGATGTGATATAAAAAGACAATTATTTCAAACTATTACTACCGATTTACAACAAAAAATTATAGATATTATTGTAGAATCTGTTAGTATATTCATACCTGAAATACAAATTGGATTAATAGAAGTAATTCCAAATATTGATTATAATCAAATAAGTATAACAGTATACTATAAAATAGTAATATCAAATACACCAGGTCAAGTAACAATTCAATTTGAAACACTTAGATAAAAATGACAAACGAAGATAAAAATATATCATATTTAAATAAAGATTTTGGTTCTTTTAAGGCAGAATTACAACAATATGCTAAAACCTATTTTCCAACAACTTATAATGACTTTACAGAAGCCACACCCGGAAATATGTTTATTGAAATGGCATCTTATGTTGGTGATGTTATGTCATTTTATCTAGATACTCAAGTACAAGAAAATTTCTTATTATACGCTAAAGAAAAAGAAAATTTATATGCACAAGCGTACATAATGGGTTATCGTCCTAAAGCATCATATGCTTCAAATACTACAGTTGATGTATATCAATTAGTCCCTTCTATTACTAATGCTGGTATAACAACACCAGACTATACTACTTATGGAGTTATAATACCAGAAAATACTGTCCTTACTTCAACCACAACGGGTACTAAATTTTTAACTACACAACAAATAAATTTTACTGATACTGGTAGTACAGAAATTACTTTTGTTAACTCCGAATATTATCTATTTAAAAAATCAATTACTGCTATATCAGCAGAAATAATAGAAACTACAATTAACGTAGGTGCAAATCAAAAATTTGCAACTGCTACTATTACTGATACTAACATATTACAGATATTAAATGTTACTAGTAGTGATGGAAATCAATGGTATGAAGTTCCTTATTTAGCACAATCATCTATTTTTAAATCAATAGCTAACCCCTCTTATAATACCGATCAAGTTCCTTATTTATTACAACTACAAAGCACACCTAGACGTTTTGTCTCTAGAATATTATCAGATAATACTTTACAATTAGAATTTGGAGCTGGTTTATCCTCAAACAAAACAGATACCCAAATTATTCCAACTCCAGGTAATATTCAAACTGGTGTTATACCTGGTATTTCATTACTAACTAATAATTACAATGAAGCAGGTACTTTCTTTACTCAAGAGTATGGTTTAGTACCTAATGGTGATTTAACAGTAAAATATTTAGTAGGTGGTGGTATTGAATCAAATGTACCTGCTAATGATTTAACCCTTATTGATACAACAGGTGTAACATTTCCAGGTGGCGGTGGGGCTTTAAATGATACAGTATTACAAAGTATAGTATCTTCAAACCCAAATCCATCCTCAGGTGGTAGAAATGGTGATACAGTAGATGAAATTCGTCAAAACGCATTATATGCTTATTCAACTCAATTAAGAGCTGTAACTAAAGATGATTATATAGTACGAGCAATGTCTATGCCTTCTGATTATGGTACTGTAGCTAAAGCATATATTTCACAAGATTTAAATACTAATCCTCAAGAAACTGTAGCTCATACTAATCCATCAAATCCACTAGCTTTAGATTTATATATTTTATCTTATAATAGTAATAAACAATTAATTACAGCAGCATTAACACTAAAGCAAAATTTAGTAACCTATCTCAATCAATATAGAATGGTTACTGATGCTATTAATATTAAAGATGCTTATTACATTAATATTGGACTTAATTTTGATATCATTACATTAAGTGGATATTCTAATAAAGATGTAATAACTAATTGTATAACTGTATTAAAAGAACATTTCAATATAGATAAATGGCAAATTAACCAACCAATTACTCTTTCAGATATAACTTCTAAATTATTACAAGTTAGAGGAGTACAATCAGTGGTTAAATTAGAAATTATAAATAAACAAGGAGGAAATTATTCTCAATACGGGTATGATATTGCAGGAGCAACTAAAAATGGCAATATTTACCCATCATTAGACCCAGCTATATTTGAAGTTAGATTTCCTGATGCTGATATTCAAGGTAGGGTAGTAGTAAGTTAAAAATTAAAAAATAATAAAGTATGAATTTAGACAAATTAAAAGGACATGTTCCTGATGCTGTAATAGCTCAAATTCCAGGGGTTATGGAAAAATTCCAAATTAATACCCCACTACGTTTAGCACATTTTTTAGCTCAATGTGGTCATGAATCAGGTGGTTTCCGCTTAACAAAAGAAAATTTAAATTACTCAGCTAAAGGTTTAATGGGTATTTTTAAAAAATATTTCCCTAACGAAGCATTAGCTAATCAATATGCTCGCAACCCAGAAAAAATTGCTAATAAAGTATATGGCAATAGAATGGGTAATGGCCCTGAAGCATCAGGAGATGGTTTTAAATATTGTGGTCGCGGCTATATTCAATTAACAGGTAAAGATAACTACACAGCATTTGGTAAATCTATTAATGAAGACTTAACAAAAGACCCAACAGTAGTAGCAGGAAAATACGCACTATTATCAGCTGGATGGTTCTTTAGCAAAAACGGTTTAAATAAATTAGCCGATGGTGGTGCAACTGACGCAGTTGTTACACAAATCACTAAACGTGTTAATGGTGGTACTATTGGTTTAGCTGATAGGATTAAACATTTTAAAGAATACCACGCGTTATTAGTATAACAAAGTTATATACTGCCATATTTATATGTAGTAATTACTAATTATGGCGGTATATAAAATTTTTCCTGAAAAAAGTGCTACTATATATTCATATTACCCAACATTAAACACGGGTATTGATGAAATATTAGAAATAAGTACTTTTCAATCTATTGATGGAGGTAGTGAAGTATCACGTGCCTTAATTAAATTTCCATCTGATCAAATAAACGATGTAATTCTTAATAAAGTATCTGGTAGCACATATGATGCTTATTTTAAAGGATATTTAGCCAATGCTTCAGAAATCCCATTAAATTATACTGTATTTTCTTATCCTATAGCTGCCGATTGGAATCAAGGAACAGGAAGATTAGGAAACGTACCAACTACAACTGATGGAGTTAGCTGGAAATATACAGATCTGTCAGGAAGTACAGCATGGACTGCTGGTAGCT